TGCCTATTATTTGAAAAAAATGATTTTGATGCATCTTTATCACTAGAAGAAAAAATGAAAATAATATCCATGACGGATTTGGAATACATATATTTAAAAGGTGATAAAAGCAAAATTCCATTAATAACTATGTTGATGAATCTTTTATCTTTGTGCTTTAAGCTAGAAGATGAAGATAAATTAAAACTAGATTTCGATGATAATGTAAAACCAATAATAATAATAAATGACATTGTTTTAAATTCAAGCGATTTTGATGAAATAAAAACAATAATATGTGAACAAAATCTTGTTGACCTTCCAGATATAAATGTTCAAAAAGAAGTCAGAGATGCCATGAAGCAAGCAAAGGATTATGAGCAATCTTTATCGGGGAATAAAATGGCTTCTCTCGAAGATTTATTTATTTGCATAATTACATCTACAGCATTAAACTTGGAACAAATTTATGGATTGACGATTAGAAAATTTATAAAAGTTCTTCAAAGGGCTGATATAAAATTGCATTATCAAATTTATAAGACGGCATCGTTATCTGGCATGGTTACTTTCAAAGAAAATTCAATAAAACATTGGATGTCAGAAATAACACCCAATAAGAATGACGGTTTACTTGATAAGGAAGTCGTAGAAAACAAGATAAATAAAATTTAAGGAGGAAGTTAATAAATGAAAAAATTTATGGTAAGCGTTGCTGATGTTAGAATGTATGACACCAGTAATGGAAATTTACTCGCTATCGGTAAAACATTGTTAGATAGCAACGTGACCATGAAGGTTGCAAATACCGATATTCGGGGTGGACGCGGGGCGCAACTTCAAACAGTTTATTTCCACTCACCAGATTTAAACTTTGTTGTAACTGATACGCAATGGAATTTGGATTTCTTATCGGCAACATTGGGAAGTGACATTGTTACTGGCTCTAATGTTTTCACAGAAGAAACAGTGACATTGGGTGCGGCTGGGGCTGGGACAATTGCGGGAACTCCTTTGGCGGTTGATGGGACGACTATTTATGGTTGGGTGACATTGCCAAATGGTGTGGTTGAAAAAGTTGTGTTTGTTGGAAGCGACTTTACATCATCTTTGGGAACTGCTGGAGATGTAGTATGTGTTCGTTATTATCATTTGAACAGTTCAGCCCGTTCAGTTACCATCAATGCGGATGTTCTTCCAAAGAATGTTCGTCTGGAACTTGAAACATTATTGGTTTCATCCGCTGCGACAACAAATAGAATTGGTGTTGTTCAAATTTCAGTGCCAAAGGCTCAATTAACTGGTAATTTTACTTTAACAATGAAATCAGATGGTGTCTCCACTACACCTTTGGATTTGCGCGCTACTTCCGCCGATGATTCTCTGAGTGCTGCTTGCAACAATGTTCCTACTTATGCCAAACTGATAGAAATTCTTGATTCCGCAAATTGGTATGATAATTTACTTGGTTTAAGTATTGAGGGTGGGGATTTTACTTTAGTTGATCCTGCCACAAAACAACTTTATGTTTATGCCATTCCTCAAAATGGTGCGCCATTCTTAGCGCCTACAGCGGATTTGACATTTACATCTGGAACTGCGGGGACTGCAACAATTAGTCCAACGGGATTAGTTACCACCGTTGCGGCTGGAACTTCCTTGCTGCATGTCACCATAACAGCCGCACCTCAGTATGATGCCGCTGTAACGGTAACTGTTTCGTAATAAATCCCATATTTATATCCCCATATTATTATGGGGATATAAATTGAATATTTTTATTTATGAAAGAAAAATTTTTAGGAGAGGAACGAAGAAAAAATATCGATATGACAGATTATGTTGGTGATGAAAAAAGAATTACAGATTTGTCAGAACGGATGAGAAAGTTGGAAGACAGGTATATTGAAATGAATACCACTGTAACCAAATCAAATACAGTAATGGATAGGTTTGAATCCACGATGAGCAGGATTCAATCTACATTAGATAAATTTGGAGATACAATTGCATCCTTAGATAAAACTTTATCGTCGGTTCAAGTAGAACTACAGCATAATGCAAATGAAATATCTGAGATGAAACTGGGATTAAAAAATATAGAAACTAAAGTTGAAGTAATTGATAATAAGAGCAAGGTGGATACTATAAAAATTATTTCTAATAACTGGTGGGGAATCGTGACTGCTGCATCTGTGCTCATTATATTGATTTCGCTCGGAAAACAGGTGTGGGAATATTATTTTTCCAAGATGATGACGACAATTCCAATTATCACACCTTTTGTAAAATAAAAATAAGTGTTGATAAAAGAAGTATTTTATCAACTTCAACACTTATTTTTTTAATTTTTAAGACTATTGTATATAGTCTTAATTATACAGAATGAAAATAAACGTATGAAGAAAGAGGAGAAAAGACATGCAAAAAATAAAATTGAATGAAAAACCCTTAAAAACAGTCGAAATTGAGTTTAATGGACAAAATATTGAGGTTAAGCCATATTTTGATTTTAATGAACAATTCGTATTGATTTCCACATTTTTAGATAATTATTTCAAGGAAAGCAAGTTTGGCTCATCCACTGATTTGCTGTCTGCTACTTATACAAATATGCTGGCTGTTTTAGATTTTATGACCAATATAGATGTTGAGCAAATAAAAATCGATAATGTTGTTGGTTCTGGTCTTTGGGATAAGATCAAAGAATCGATTAAAAATTATTCTGATTTTGAAAGTAATCTAAATGATGCCATTGAATCAAAAAAACAAAAATCGAATGATGTCATGGGCGCAATTCAATCAGCTATTGAAAAATTTACTGCAATGGATATATCCGATGAGAAACTTTCCGAGACAAAAGAACTTGTAAAAAATTTATCTAATCAATTGAATAACACCCCTGTTGGGAAATTGATTTCCACTGGTGTTGCACCAACCGAAACCAAAGATGAAAATACAAAAGGAAAAAAGAATGTTGCTACCTCAGCAAAATCAGCAGAAACAACAAAAACTTGGAAAACTAAAAAGAACACTTAGGGAACTTTGCCCAGATTGTGAAGAAATTAATTTGCAATTGAGAAGTGATGAAATAAATATTTTAGTTAAGGGGGAAGAAAGATTTGAAAATAAAGATTATAAATATTGTCCAAAGTGCGGATATAAAGATTATAATATCAAGGGCAGGAAAAAGAATCATAGGATTGTTTTGGAAGATGATGAATAGTTGAACATTCAGGAGATGATTTGATTGACAGATATAAATAATGATGATGTTTTATTGTCTGTATCAAGTGATATTGCTGAACAAATTATTGATATTGTTTCCGATAGAATTTATAAAAAATTAAGATGGAATATTATGCAATATGTATATGCACATGGCGGACTTCCCAATAAAATTTATGAAAACGATGGCAGTCCTGAAGGTCAAAGAATGCCAAGTTTTGAATTTATGGATGCTTTTCATTGGGATAATTTGCATTGGGAAAATCTTCAAGTTGCATCTACAAGTTTAACCAGAGAATTATTTTATGATTGGTCTGGGATGACGGTCAATCCATCTACCGGAAGACATTACCAAGAGGGAACGGACACCCGTGAGGCATTGGCAGATTTTTTAAATATTGATGGTGTTTTTGGATTTAAAGAAAGGTTGCCGTTTTGGGATATAACAATATCAGAAATAGATTCTGAAATAGATTCTTATTTTAAAGATGCAATATCGTTGTTAGGAATTCAAATTGTATAGCCATTTATAAGAATGGCTATACAAAATTCAATTATTTTTATTTATGAAAGAGGAATAAGAAATGAAAGAATATAAGATTGTAATAAATAATGAAATTTTAAATCTATATAAAGAATATTATTTTAATAAATATCCCAAGAAAAGGGTTATGCCTATTTTGAAGCCCATTCCCCCATCTTTTAATTATTTTATATCTATAAAAAGGATAGCTCAAAATTCAGTTAAACAAAAATATAAAGAGTTTTCAATTTGGCTGGCAAGCTATTATGATGTTGCCAATTTAAAATTAAATAAAGCAGAATTTACATATACATTCTTTTTTCCAGACCATAGGAGAAGGGATTTTGATAATTTATTGCTTACGCCAAAGTTTATTAATGACGGATTAGTTGAAGCAGGTGTTTTAGTTGATGATAATGGAGAAAATCTGATGTTGAAATTTAATTCATTTCAATATGATAAAAATAATCCAAGAGTAGAATTTATTATCAAGGATGTAAGTTAATATGAAGGAAAAAATTTGTGGAATTTATTATATAAAAAATAAAATAAATAATAAATTTTATATAGGAAAGTCTGTAAACATAATAAAAAGAATAAATGAACATAAATCATATTTAAATTTAAATAAACATTATAATACTTATCTTCAAAAATCATGGAATAAATATGGAGAAGAAAATTTTGAAACGGGAGTTATAGAAGAATGTGAAAGAAATGATTTAGATTATAAAGAAATATTTTATATAAAAGATAAGAACTCTTTATCTCCCAATGGATACAATTTGACTGGTGGAGGCGGAGGCTTATTGTATGTAATACATTCGGAAGAAAGCATTAAAAAGATGTCTTTATCAAAAATGGGACATATAGTAACAGATGAAACTAAAAAGAAAATATCTATTGCAAATAAAAATAAACCCAAAAATATACCGATAGAATATATAAAAGAATTAAGAAAACGCTGGACGGGCAGCAACAATCCTTGTTATGGAAAACCTATGGATGAAGATAGAAAAAGAAAAATGATTGAAACAAAAAGAAAGAATATGAAACCTCCAAAAGTCAAAAAAACTAGATTGGAAATAAAAAGGGAAAACGGCAAATATTCAAGTAACTATATTGGAGTATCATATAAAAAAGATAAGAAAAAATGGAAAGCATATACATTTATACATATTTCTCCAACAAGGAGCAAACAAAAACATATGGGATATTTTGAATTAGAAGTAGATGCGGCTAAGGCATATGATAAATATATTAAGGATAATGACTTAAATAAGCCGCTTAATTTTCCAGAGGATTATAAATAAAAAATAGAAAGAGAATAAAATAAAATGACTCGCGCAACATATAAGAAACAAATTACATCATTAGAATTAACAGAAAAAATAAATCCTAAAAACAAGCAACTAATTTCTCAATTTCTTAAAGAGAAAAACACACGTTCATCTGATACTACTATAAAAGCTTATGCCAGTGATTTAAATATATTTTTTACATGGAATCTTTTATATAATGAAAATAAGTTTTTTGTAGATATTAAGAAGCTAGAATTCGCAAATTTCTTTTCTTTTGTTACAGATGAATTAAAATGGAATTCGGCAAGGTTTAGTAGACTTCGTGCTTGTTTATCATCATTATCTCAGTTCATCGAACGATTTTTTGACGCGGAATATCCAAACTTCAGAAATACGATTCTAAAGACCATAGAAAACATGCCAAAAAGTGCCGCAAGAGAAAAAACAGTTTTAACAGATGAAGAAGTGGATGACCTATTATCATATGCTAAAAATAAAGATTTACAGCAGGCTTGTTGGCTAAGTCTCGCAATAGCATCTGGGGCTAGATTTCAAGAACTTCTTAGATTTACAACAGATATTATTGATGAAAATAATACTGCTTTTGATGGATTGTTCATAGAAACTACTAAAGCTATAAAAACAAAAGGTCGCACAAAAAGCGGAAAACTTCTTAAAAAATACATAATCAAAGATTTATTTCTACCAAATTATCATGCTTGGCTTTCGGAGAGAGAAAAAATAATGAAAGCAAATGATAAAGTCCATAATAGTATTTTTATAAAAAACGATGGTTCACCCGCCACAGAGGGAACTGTAAGAAGTTGGTTGCGTGGAATGGATAAATATATGAATAAAAATATATACCCGCATTCCTTTCGTCATCGAACGACAACATATATGTCTAAGTTAGGTATTCCTCCACAATTAATTCAAGAAATTGTTGGATGGTCAGGAATAGCAATGGTTCAAATTTATGACGATACGGAAATAAAAGATAAAAAGTTTTCTGAATTAGATAATTTAAGACGAGCTTTACAAAAATAAAAATTTATTCGTCTTTTCACAGGCGATTCGCAAGGAGGTCATTTAATGGCGGCTAAAGATTATACATTATTATTGAAAGCATCCATCGATTCAACTACATTACAATCTCAAATAGATGCCTTGTCTGAGAAATATTCAATTAACTTAAAGATAAATGCAGATGATACAGCAATAGCCGATTTACAGACTAAAGTGCAACAGGTACAATCTCAATTAGCACAAAC